GCCACGAACATGACCACGACCGGTACGCCGGTTGTGAGCATCAGCAACAACACGGCGACCGCAGCGACTGTAATTCCGGGGGGCTTGTCCGAAGCCAATGCCATGAGCTTCAATTTCCCGAACGGGACTTATGCCCTTACTTTCATGGCCAACTCTGGATCAACGGCCAAAAATGTTGATTTTACGGGGTTCGCTGGGACATTAAGCGCAACAAGCGCAACCGCAACGATCTATGGCAATTTGACGATCTCGTCAGGCATGGCACTCACGTCCAGCGCAAACACGCTGACTTTCGGGGCGACCTCGGGCACCAAGACCATCACAACCAACGGCAAGACGCTGGACTTCCCCCTTACCTTCAACGGCGTTGGCGGCACATTTCAGTTTGCGGGTGCGCTCACGCTGGGCTCCACGCGGGCTTTTACAATCACCAATGGGACGGTCAAGCTTAAGGCCGGTACGGCAAACGTGGTAGGCTCTTTCGCTACTGGTTCTGGCACGACTCAACGCTTTTTACAGAGCACAGTTTCCGGCTCGCAGGCCACCATAACGGCCAGCAGCCTCGGCGGTACGTTGACTTATCTGACGGTCAAGGACAGCCTAGCTACGGGCGGCGCTATTTGGAACGCCTATCTGGCAAAAAACAACGTGAACGGCGGCAACAATCTAGGCTGGATTTTCGCAGGCAACTCGGGCGGTCTTTCAGGGGGCGGCGGGTTGTTCTCTGGTTCCAACGGGCTGACACAAGGCAGTGCGGGTCTCTTTGGTGGAACACCGCGCTTGTCTTCGTAAGGCCGCCATTGCCCCGCGTGCGGCATGATGCTATGCGTGCAGAATGCCGACACCTAATGCCCTCACGTACAATGGTTGGGTCACGCAGGTAGCGAACCTTGCCGTAATGCAGACGACCACGGTTAATGACGTGGTACAGGGCGTGGATGCGCCGTTTAACGCACTGCTCCCCGATGCATTGAATTATGCCGAGCTTCGCATCCAGCGCGATCTCGACCTTTTGCAGTTGTTTGAGAACAACAGCTATACCCTCAACGCAAGCACAAATACGCTGGCCGTGCCGGTCACGGACTTTGTGACAATCCAAACGATCCAGATCAATGGTCTACCGCTGCTGCCAGTGGCGAACGAGTTCATCCAGAACGTCTACACTTCGGCTGGGCAGACCGGAGCGCCGCAATATTTTGCTATTCAGGGTGGCGATAACGCTACCTATGGCAATACGTCCACGATCATCTTGTTCGGCCCCACGGCAGACCAAAACTATCCGGTCTATATCAGAGGCACCGCGCGCCTGCCGTCTCTCTACACCTACGCCAATCAGGCACAGGCATCGACCAGCACGACATTCATCAGCACTTGGCTGCCTGACCTGCTGATTCAGGCTAGTCTCATTTTTATCAGCCAATTCCAGCGGAATTTCGTTCCCACTGCGAATGACCCCCAGATGCCCGGATCATATGAATACCAATACCAGCAACTCCTGCGGGGCGCGCAGGCGGAGGAGGGGCGAAAGAAGTTTGCAGCGAGCGGTTGGACATCGTACTCGCAACCTGTTGTCGCAACGCCGGGGAGGTAGGGCGTGGCCCACGCAACGCTGATCCTACGCCCCGGCGTCGATTTGAATTTAACGCCCACGCTCAATTCCGCTGGGCTGTCAGAATCAAACCTTATTCGCTTCATCCCCGACCCGGTACTCGGTGCCATACCGCAGAAACTGGGCGGCTGGACCAAGTATTACCCCTCGCAAATCGGGTCCACCATCCGCGCGCTTTGGGCATGGGAGGACACGGACGCGGTTACCCACTTGTCGTTTGGCTCGGTGGGGGCATCGGGTACTGCACAAGTTGGCGTTATTACGAACGGCAGCATCCAGAATGTCACGCCGCAGAACACTGTCAATTCCACAGAGACTTTGGCCGCGTCATCCACTGCTGGCCAGTCTCGCATCATTATCACGGACAGCACAGTCACCGGCATCACGCAGTATGATTCGGTCTATATCCCCGTGCATATCGCCATCGGCGGCGTGGTGCTGTTTGGCCAATATCAGACCGGCATCGTCAGCAACACGTCCTACGCCGTCACCGCAGTCGATACGCTGGGTAATCCTTTGCCTGCCACAGCCACCTCTGCCGTCCCGACTACTGCGCAAATCTCCGTCACTAACGGCGGCACCACGGCGACCATTGTGTTGCCCAAACACGGGTATTCGGTAGGCAGCACGTATCCACTGCTGGTCTCAACGACCGTAGGTGGCGTCACGCTTTATGGGCAGTATTATGTTCAATCCATCGTCGATGCAAACACCTTTACTATCAACACCTCGGTCGCAGCTACCTCAACCGCTTCAGTCTTTGTGAACAGCAAAAAGGGCTACTACGTTTACAATTTTGGCGTAGGCTCGGTTGGTTCGGGCACTGGCTTTGGCATTGGTGGCTTTGGCTCAGGCGGATTTGGCACTGGCAGCACGGTGTCACCCGCCTCCGGGTCACCCATTGCGGCAACCGATTGGTCTCTGGACAATTGGGGCGAGACGTTGATTGCGTCGCCCATCTCTAGCGAGACCGTGCCCTTCCAGCCCGTGTACCAATGGAGCCCGACCACTGGCTCCCCCAAAGCCACGATCATCCCGCAGGCGCCCGTCATCAGTGAGCAAGTGCTTGTGGCCATGCCGCAACGCCAGCTTATCTCGCTGGGGTCCACGTTCAATGGCGTGCAAGACCCGCTGCTCATCCGCTGGTGCGATGTGGGCAATTACAATTCGTGGATCGGAACACCTACCAATCAGGCTGGCTCTTACCGCTTGTCCAAGGGCTCCAAGATCATCGGTGGCTTGACCGCGCCGAACCAAATCCTCGTTTGGACAGACGTGGACGTGTGGGCGATGACCTATCAAGGGCTGCCATACGTTTACGGGTTCAACGAGATCGGCACGGGCTGCGGCCTTATCGGCAAGCGCGCGGCTGGCATTCTGGGCGGCATCACGTTCTGGATGAGTCAATCCCAGTTCTTCACCCTGAGTAGTCAGGGCGTGTCCCCGCTTGCCTGTCCCGTTTGGGACGTGATTTTCCAAGACCTGGATACTACCAATCTCTGGAAAATCCGCTGTGCTGTGAACTCGCGGTTCAACGAGGTCATGTGGTTCTACCCGACCAATGGCTCGGGCGGCGAGATTTCTGCTTATGTAAAGTTCAACCCCGCCATTGGCACATGGGACTACGGCAATCTCTCACGAACCGCTTGGATTGATCAATCTGTTCTGGGGCCGCCCATTGGCGCGGATGGTACGACAAACTACATCTATCAGCACGAAACCGGCTATGATGCGGATGATCAGGCCATGCAGCCATCGCTTCAGACGGGCTGGTTTTCCATTTCGGACGGAGACTATCAAACAACCGTCGATCAGGTGTGGCCCGACTTCAAGTATGGCTATTTCAACAACGCCAACCAGAATGCCACTTTGCAAATGACGTTCTATGTAGCGGATTATCCCACGCAGACGCCGAAAGTGTTTGGCCCCTACACAATCACGAAAGATACGCAGTATATCTCGCCAAGGTTCAGAGGGAGGCTTGTGTCCGTGGGCGTATCCAGCAATGACATTGGGACATTCTGGCGACTCGGCGGAATCAGGTATCGGCTGCAAGCAGATGGTCGGTATTGATGCAGAATAGCAACACCTCCTTTGGCAACCCCATGATGCAGCCGATCAGCGGGGCCGCCTCCAGCACGGACATCCTGACCGCGCTCAAGTCAATTGCGACCAACATCAACACGGCGGCGAGCGCGGTTGGCAACATTGCGGGTACGCTATCCAACAACCTTCTTTATCAAGGGCAGCTTCCCACGTCCTCGGGGCTGCTTTACGCGGCAAATTCAGCCACCCCAACCTCGGTGAATTGTATTAACATCTGCAATACAACGGCGGGGGCGATCACGCTGTTCCTGTTCTTGGTCCCAAGCGGTGGGGCCGCAGCGGCGGCCAATGCCCTCTATTATGGATACTCTGTCGCGGCCAACACGACCACAGCCACGACCCAAAGTATCATT